AGTTTACCTTCTCTTGTGCCTCAAAGCTAAGATATGGCAAAGAAATATTTTGTTCTTGAAACATTGGTCGCATAGCTGTCACACCATAGAGTGGGTCAAACTTGTTCTTAAATGTTTCGTGTCCTTCTAAAAATATACCATGTCCTGATGCAAACTCCCTAATACTTTTATCTTGTCGTATTGCTTTCTGAAAACCATTTTCTTCTATAACCCAGTGTGACAAGTTATACTTCATCCACCATTCTTTTATAATGTCTAATGCTTGTGGAATACCACCACCTAAATTGTTATTCATATCTACCATATGTAATTTATTTTCTATAGGTTCGTATGCCCACAAGAAAGCTGCTTGATAACCTGTAGATGCAGGGTCTAATCCTGCAATAAGTCTTGTACCATGTGGTATGTGTCCTATGTCACGTTTTTGGTCACGACACGCTTCTATCTCTACTCTGTCAAACAATGCAAGTCCATCAGGCATAGCAACGTTAAGATAAACCATTTCGTATATAGCTCTACCACCTGTAGTTTCTGCTGCACGTTTTCTATCCATTAACCATTTGTATGTACGTTTACCTGACCACAACATACAATCTACATGTTCATCTTCGTTCCAGTCAGGTAAGTTACAAGCTGTATCGTGTGCTTCTTCTACTGTTGTAGTCCAAGATTCGTTATCTAGTAGGTGTGAATATAAATCATCATAGTGTTGCCTAGAACCAATAACCACCATAGCTGTGTGTTCCTCTTTACGACTAGACAATGTTGTTGTCCACCAACTTCTTGTGTTTTCTCTTGATGATGGTTGCATAGTAGAGTTGTGGTCCTCAATGTCATCAGCAATAATTATGTCACAGTCACGAGAAAGTATCTTACCACCACGACCAATACCTACCATTGTTGGTGACTTAATACCTGTAACTGTTCTAGTGCCTACAGTAAAACCATTTTGTGACCAAGATTTACCTGTACGTGATGTAGGTTTAAATTTTGCACCAGGTCCACATATCTCTTCAATAAGTAATTCGTTACTTTCTAGTTGGTCAAGTACAGAACCTATTGCATTCTTTGCAATCTCTTCATTACCACCAACCCACAAAATACGTATGTTAGGATTTTTACAAATAAGCCACACAGCAAAATGTATTAACAAATCTGTTTTGCCATGTCTAGGTGGTGACAATATCATGTGCTGTCCACCATTGTCTATAGCATCCATAATTTGTTCTATCCACTGTTTATGAAATTCAGGTGTTTCGTATGCTACACCTTGTTCTGTCTGAAAATATCTTTGTCTAAAATCATCAAAATCTACTAATGTTTTTTCTGCTACTTGTGGTAATGACCACTCATCTTGTTCTGCTTTTGTTTTTAAATCTTCTACATATGCAGAGTACGCCATAGATACTGCACCTTGTGTTGTGCCTAATACTTCTGCTACTTCTGTTATTGTAATTTTTTCTGTGTATATATCTGCAGCTAAACCTGATTCTACAATGTCGTTATAGACCTGACCTCTACGTGACTGTACATTAGTTTTTTTGCTAGGTATTTCAAGTACATCATCTTCTTGTGACCATTCTTTACCTGCTTTTCTAGCACGTTTTTTCTGCATATTAATTCTGTTGTAACAACGTTTACTACAGTATTTTTTTGCTCTAGGTGGAAGTGGTCTATGACAACCTGCTGCATAACAAAGTTTTTTATTTGTTGTATCCATCACACTCTTTGTTCTTGCACTTCATTTCATCCTTTGGTCTTAATACCACCCCACACTTAGGACATGGTATGTCTATCAAAATTACTTCTTTATTTTTTTTATTTTATTATTTTTTGTTCTAGCAAATATGTGTGTTTTAGTTTCTCTAATAAAAGTACCATAGTGTCTTTTACCACCCCACATCCAACTAACTTGTCTTGCCATTATTTACCTACTTTTTTTTGTGCATTTACATGTGCTTTGTTAAAGCTAGTACCTCTACGCATAGAGTTGTACATGTATTGCATATGTTTTTTAGTATGATGTTTAGAATGTTTTTTCATAGCATTCTGTTGACTTTTAGTTAACTTAGAAACATCAACACCTTTTACTTTCATTGTTTACTTCCAACCACGTTTCATTTGTGCGTATGCTTTTTTAGATATAGTTGATTTTTTCTTAGACCTAGATTTACCTTGGACTTTTCTTCTATGAATGTTACCAACTAAACTATTCTTACCTGAACCATGTGGCATAATATCTCCTTACCACATCTTGCAAGACCAATATCTTGCAGATGTTTTATCTGTTGCTGTATCGCATTTATGCCTTGCACGAAATGATTTACGTGCTGCAGCATTATCTTTTCTAATTTCCATATTAGGGTCACCGAACATAACTTTCTTTACTTTGTCGCCATCCTTAACATAGACCTTAAATTTTTTACGACCATGACCAGGTTCACCTTTACTAATCCTAGAAGGTTTATTAAGTGTGACTGTTTTACCCTGGTACGTTGCCATTATATTTTATCTTTTTTAATTAAAATCCATGCCCACGCATTCACAAGAACAAACATAAAAAATACTATAAAAGCATCCATTATGTTATTTTTGGTCTGCGTTTGCCATCTCTTAGCTTTTCAAAATCTGCAGCAGTAATCTTTTTAAAAGGTGGTGCTACAGCAGCTAATTTTTTTTGTTTAGGGGAGTAGTCTTTGTAAGGCATTAGTAACCTTTCTTTTTCTTACGACCCTTAATTGATTTTTTCTTTTTGTACATTTTCATAATCACCACTATAACACAAAACTGCACCGAAGTGCAGTCTTGCTATACAGTGTCCAAACTGTTATGAAAGAAAATGAATTACACAAATCACTTAACTACAAAGTCTTATATGATTAAGCATATTTCTTTTCTAATCGTGTACCCCTACACGATACCTAAGACTTTCTTAGGTATGTGTAGTATAGCTGTTCCCCCCCACAACTAGCTGTGCGTAAAAAAAATTTTTTTTAATCATCCCCTGCCCAGTTAGGATTGCCTTTGTAATGTTCTGTAATATTTTTATCATACAAATCTGACATGGTTAGATATACTTTTTCTGCAACTATATAACCTTTTTTAATTAACCATCTGTAAGGTGCAGTAAATATCTTTTGTTCTAATTTCTTTAGTTTATTTACCATAAAAATGTATTGTAATACAGCAAACCCTCTATTGCTAGAGGGATGTTGCTGTCAATCAGAAAGGAGGGCTAATGAATAAAGAAATCATAAAACCCAATATCACTATATCACATAGTTGCTAGTTAGTGAAACTTGTAATTAAATAATTTATGTGATACAGTAATCAAACAATCAGAGGATTCTTCCTGCTTTTAGAAAAGGATTCTTGATAAAAACATCAATAAAGTGGACTAGCAGGACCATGGTAACTGGGGTCAAAGCCCATTATTCCACATTGAATTATTAGCTACTAAACAGAATAGCACTCGGTTGGGATGGGAGTGGCACAGGGTTAGCTGTACTCTCTATGTTTACTTTACTTGACTAACACTAACTTAAAAAAAACACTTTACTAGCTATTATGGTACACCACTATATATAGTACCACTACATCTAGTACCATACTTAACAGCATATTTTTAAAGGGTGTACACATATATAAAGCCGCCCCCACATTTAACCCCCCTATGTGAAAGCCCACATAATTACCTGCGTTTGCGACATAGACCTAACGCATTATGTAGCACATACTATATGTTGTGTGTGTGTTTTGTACGCATACTATATGTAGTGTACCCCTTTTGTTTTAATACTGGGGATATATAGTTAACTTACATCATTGAAGGTAACACTGGTGGTTGTGGTGGTGGAGAAGGAGATGCAAACAAACGAAGGAGAAAAAGAAAAGACACCTGCGATAAACAAGTGCCTTCCCTTCGGTTAGTTAGATGATTAAACTGTTAGTTCATTAAAAGTAGATGAGTGCATATTCATCTTGACTTTGTAATTATCTTTCCTAAACTTATCAACCATTAATTGACTTTCCAATATCTTGATTTGATACTTACATATTTGAATACTGTTGCTAACTAATCTAAGTTTATCATTAACAACCTCTTGCAAATTGCTGTCTTGTATCTCTGATAATGTATCGTTAAGAGTATCAAACATTTTTTCTTGTTTAACTTGTTCCTCTTTCCAACTGTCAATACTTTTTAACTTCCTGTCAATCTGTTCTTGACTATGACCTTGCTTACTCATTTCTAACCAACCTTTCTTTTGATTTCTTTTATTATTCCTAATGCTTCTTTTTTATTAGGATTAATGTTATACATATCAAACTCTACAATTTCTTGTAGTCTTTCTAATTTATCTTTCATTTAACCAACCTTTCTAAATTGATTGAGTAAGATACAAACTTTAAGACTACCAATAAGTTCCTTTACATAAAGTCTGTATCTACTCATAAAACTATATTACTACCCTGTAGTTTTATGCCAACTCTTATTTACAAATTAATTGTATCTATCAAATGCTTATGTTGTTCTAATCTACTAGGAATAACTTTTGTATAGTTACACCAGTTACAACACACACCACTTGCTACTGGCTCTGCATTGTGCCTGTCATCAACGTTCCTGATAACCTGACCACAAATTGTGCAAATCATATCTGCCTTTCGTTTCTTATAATTAAGAGTACTGCATGTAAGATTATATGTAAACAACTGCTTACTTAAAATTAAGAGTGTAGTAATGTGTAAGAAAGGAAAGGAAACTATGGATATATTAAAAAAATGTATTGATTGTGTAGAAAATGAACGAGTATATGGAAAAGATTGTGATTATATTACTGGAGAATACGCAGACCATAAAAATGGTTTATGCGAATTACATAATATAAATCATTGTGATACAGCACACTATAACGAAAGTTATTGTGATTTTTGTGAAATGGAAATAAAACAATGAGTACATTAGAAATATACTTTTGGTTATTGTTGCCTGTGTATCTAGTAGGTGCATTAACTATTGCTAACTGGTTAGCTAGTTGGACAGAACATTATTTGCTTTTGCGTAAAGCAGATAAAATTATAAAAGATATAAGACTAAAAAAAGTTAGAGAAAAAGACAACATATAATTACAGATATGTTAATGTTAATTTAGAAAGGAAATGATGAAAGGAACGTTTAAGGTTGGAACTCGTGTACAAAGCGAGGAAAGGCGATATGAACATACAAAACTTCCAGTTTCGCCCACTAACTTTCATCTACCTTTCAAGCTACTTACACGCTGTAGCCCTTTACTTCATATGTACGTATGAATAGTGTAGGTAGCTTGTAGCACATAAGATAGAACTAAATGACCTCTCGCTTAGACTGGTCAAAGTATGATAACGAACTAAGGCATACACGAAGTTATTTATCTCAGACTTGTGTGTTACAAGCTATCTAGTTAGTAGGAGTTCTTTTCAATGCCCTGTTTTGAACTACCGAAAGCTAGATAGTTTTTTTTGTAGATATATATTTACAATATGCTACAATACATATTGACAGAAAGGAAACTATGTCTAAAGGAATAGATGATATAGACAACAGTTGGTTTGTTGATGAACAGTTTGACTTTGGTAAAGAGCCAGTAGTACAAACTTCATTTACAAAACCATACACGTTCAATCAAAGGAAAGTAAATAACAAAGCTGATATAACTTTTATTGGCGATAGTGTTATTGATTGCAAAGCATATACAGGAACAGGTAAAGGAACTGTAGAATACTTCGCAGAGTATCACGCAAACCCTACATACATGGCGAGAATAAACGACCAAAGTGTAGATGGATTTACTATCTATGATTGCATTGACAATGTAAGCAAAGTTGTTGGTGATGTTGTTGTAATTAGTGCAGGTGGTAACGACTTACTAGCTAAGATGAACTTGCTAACTGTATCTGATGACAACAATATGACAATGGGATTGATGAACACAGAGTTAGACAAACTTATGTTTGCATACGAAACTATGTTGCACCAACTACGCAAGAAAAACAGATACTTCTTGTTGCTTACTTGTTATGATGGTAACTTAGCTTACAACCCACAACGTTTTGATGGTGTTGATAATGTTGCACACTCTATTGTTTCTATGTGGAACGACAGATTGTATAAACTAGCTAACGATTATCAAAACAAACACTACAAAGATAACATTGGACAAACGTTTGATGTTCTTGACTTACGCAACTTCATGGGAACTACTTGTTATTACAACGAGATAGAGCCAAACAAAATAGGTGCGAAACGTATTGCAAAGAACATTAGCAAACGACTACATATTAAAGGTGTATTGTAATGAGCGATACACCTTTAATGTTAGCAATACACGAACTAAACAAATGGTTAGATGAACAGAAAGAACTTAAATCTAATTTATCTGAACGTGATGAAAGCGACATGTTAGATAGAGAGATAGAAGTTCTTACTGGTGCAATAACAATATGCAGAAAGTTTACTAACCATGACAAGCCAACAGAAAGCGAGGTGCAGTAATGCCTAATACAATAGAAAAAGAAACAGAGTTCTGCCCACATAGATACGAGGTAACATTTCAAATTGGTGTTATTGGTATTGGTAAAACAAAAGATGAAGCCATAAAAGAAGCACAAAGGTATGGTTTAGATGATGTTACTAATGAGGGTTTTACAGAGGTAAAAACAGAATTAGCTAATGATATGGACACATGCGACATTTGTGAAGAGGAAGAGTAATGGGTAGAGATATTACTGAACACATAGATGATTTTGTAGAGGACAATTTTGGACACACTAATTGGGGATATAAAAGTTCTTATACAAAAGAGAAACTAGCAGATACATCTAAGTATGAGCTAGAAATAAATGACAGTATTGTAATTTGGTATGAGCCATTAGAGGAAGATGCATAATGGACTATCAATATTTTAGAGATAAGCCAGTGCCTAAGTTAAAGCAACGTGAGAGAGTTGAGTGGATATTGACAACTGCGAGAGAGAGCAGTGAGCCAAAGGTATCAAGCAACACTTTCATCTATGACTTTCGCATACCAAGAATATCTGCACACATATTTAATATGCGTGAGGACTTGTGGGAAATAGAAACTATAAAAGAAAACAATGAGTTCTTTTATAAGTTGTTACTTACACCACAAGAGATATTACAACAAGCAAAGAAAGGACAAACGTATGAGCAGACCACAATTATCTGATACTGATTATGGATTTAATGGATTAGTAAGGATATTTAATGAAAAAGAAATAGAGATGAACGAGTGGGTTATTGAAAGATTAGACAAAGAACGTGGTGGTATTAAGTTTGTATTACCAAATGCAGAGGGGAAAATCTATCTTACGTGGGGAGATTTATACCAAGTTGATGTTGTATTTGTTACATCACAAAAGAGATACAATCAAACTGTAATGTTAGGAGAACTCTACGAAATCATTGATGCACTAGAAAAATCAAGACTAAGAGTTAAAAAAACTATTGCAGATATGTTAATGAAAGCATTTAAAAGTGAGGAAGAGTAATGCAGGATAACTGGAAAAGACTAGCACAAGCACTGCTTGATGAGGAAGATTACCTTAACAAGCAGACACGTGCATTTAGAAAAACAAGATTAGCAACTATTAAAATGATGAGAAATGAATTGTCAATACAAGAGATTGCTAAGTTACTTAAACTTTCAAGACAGAGAGTTTATAAGATAATTGAGAAAGGGGAGTAATGCCTAATTTTAATTTAGATAATTACGAAACAGTAGAAGATAGACTAAAAGTATTTTGGAAAGAAAATCCAAAAGCAAGAATTAATACAGAGATTGTGCATATGACTGATGATGGAACTTGCGTAACTGTGAGAGCAGAGATATATAAAATGGAAGTAGATGCAAGACCAGTTACTACAGGTATAGCACAAGAAACTAAAGGGCAAGGTGGCTTTGCTAACAAAGATGCATGGGTAGAGAACTGTGAAACATCTGCTATTGGTAGAGCTTTAGCTAACTGGATATATCAAGGTAGTAATAAAGCAAGACCTAGTAGAGAAGAAATGTCTAAGGTAGGTAACCAAGATGATAGAGTTAAGGTAGAGAAAAAGAGAGTGCAAAGACCTACTAAGGAACAGAAAGAAGCTATGAACAAAGTTGTTGATGAAATGGTTGCAGAGCCAAAGACAAAGAACAATGCATCACAACTTAAAGCACTGATGTCGGCAACTGTATCTGATGCAGAAAAATTAAAAGAGTATCAGAGAGATGCTTATGTTGAATGTGTAAGCGAACTTAAACTGCCCGAAGAAGTAGAAGATTGGGATAACGAACAGATGACTACGTTTCTTGATGTATTCCATAAACTTGTAGAGAAAGATAAAGGTTTAGGTGACCTTAACGAAGTCTTTGTAACAGAAGATATTACTGACAAAGGGGGTGATGACATGGGAGATGAGTGGAAAAGCAATCCTGCTACCGAAGCACAACTTAAATGGTGTAAGGATATAGTCGCTAAAGCTACTGACAAGAACATTGATGGACTTGCAGAACTAAAAGCACTATACAATGGTGGCGATATAAATGGCGAAACTGCTAGTGAAATCATATCTAACTGGAACGATAAGGTTAAGTAATGGAAGAGCTAGAACAAGCTAGTATCAATGTGCAAAGGTTGGTTGAAAGATTACAGAAACGTTTTCCTAATTATGACTTTAGCCAACCTGCACAATTAGATAGAAGATGTAAGAAAAGCACAACAGGTGTATGTCCTGTATCAAAACATTTAGAGTATGCAACTGACATTGATGGTAATGATTTTTGTATTAAACAAATAAAGTTAGCTGATGAAAGCAACCCATACGCACATACAGTTGTTACTTGTAATGCAATAATTAAAACTAAAGAAGAAAAAGAATTAGCAAAGAAAGGAATATTTTAATGCCTAATATATTTGATGACCCTAAAACACTAAAGACATGGGCAATAAAGTTAGCAAATGCCTGTGGTGGTCAAAAGGTAGAGAAATCTATTATGCTTACCAAGACAAACCCACAAAGAATTAGAGAACTAATGGATGAGTTTGTATCAGACCACAATGAAAACACAATTAAGATTGCTAATGAAATAGAGAAACAAGAAGAAGAGTGATTTGTAAGAAGCATGACCTTCAATATCGCAAGACTTGTTTGTATTGTGAGCTAGGGCTTTAAAGTATTTTTAAATTATCCCAACCTTTTTTGTTAACTGTGAAAGTGAGAACACCAGGATGCGACCACAACCCACTGCGTTCTGTAAAGTCTATGCTTTTATCTAAACTAGGTGATTGAAACCAAGTACGATTGCCTTGTTGTTTACCACGAAAATGGTGGTAGTGACCTGTAATAAGTATCTCACAATTACCTGCAGGTAGGTGTCCATACATCTGACCCTTCCACCAATTCTCTATTTTGTTTTCAGGATTACCACTGCCACCTGTCATATGACCATGTGTCCACCCACAAGTCTTACCCTTTATATCTAATACTTGATGAAAACCATCAGGTATTTCTACCTTAACTGACTTATACCTTTGTTTGTTTGCACTCATAATTTCTTGACAAATTTGTAAGTGCATTGTGTCACTGTTATCTAATCTGTTTGTATATACCTGACCCTTACTGGACCTAGACATTTCTCCATGATTTCCTGGACACCCTGCAAGGACTAGCTTATCTGCTAAAGGTAAGAAGGTGTCTATTGTTTTCATAATCATAGACCTAGCTAGTGCATATTGTTCAATGAGTGAGAGTTCTACATTGAAAGGTTGGCTATCATAAAAAGCTGCAGTACAGTTTTCTGTCAAGTCACCTAGTCCTATCATATAAATCTCATCTATATTGACACCAAGTTTACGTAAATCTTTTATCCTATTAACTGCATCTTGTAGTGCTACATCATAACGTTTTATTGTATTCTCTACGCCAAAGTCACGCTTACCTAGTTGCCAATCTGCCATAAAAAATAAGAATGCTGTATCCCCACCTAGTGTTTTCTTTTTAATTGGTGGTTTTTTCTTAGCTTGTTTGAATAGTTCTTGAAAATACTTGTCGTGTCCAGGATTTTTCTTACGTACAACGCCTTTAAATGCGTAAAATGTTTCTGTTGTGCCACCTTTTAGCTGCACATTCCATGAAGATGCACGTACTGACCCTTCAATGTAATATAATTTAGGGTCAAACCCCCAATCACGCAGGATAGTATCAAACTTATTTCTGTAATTAGGGTCTGTTCCTACGTGTGTTATCTCACCAAGACCAGTTTGTTCGTTTACTTCTAGTCCAGGTTGCCATCCTGATTTATAAAAGTTATTACCCCACTCTTCAGGTATAGGTTTTTTTCGTGTAATACTATCTCCTGTCAATATAAGTATACAGGAGAATAGTATTTACTGTGTTATTTAGATATTTGTTTTTTAGCGTATGTCTTAACTACAGCTAAAGCAGCACCACCACCTGCTAAAGCAGCAAGTTGCACAGTATCGGCATCTACAGATACCAATGGGGCAACGACTAACGCACCAAGAAATGCCTCAACGAAAGTCCAAAAGGTTCTTTCTAGCATATCTTTAAGTTCTTCACTCATTTTATAACTCCATGCATCATTCCAAGGTGTCCACCATAAGTCCTTCTTGAACTTCCCCTCTTGGTTTCTTCTTCTATTATTCTTCTCGAATAAATCTGACATTATTGTATTACCCTTCCACTAAGTTTTGATTTAATTGTTAAAACATTTCCATTTATTTCCTGCAATTTATCATAAACTGTGGTAGCTAAAACTGTGTGGTCTTTACTTGCATTGTCTGTATCTTTTTCTAACAATTTATTTATTGTTGTGTATT